TGAATTGCTCCAAGGATATGTTCTCCTACTGTATCTGTAAATGCTTCCATTATGCTTCCGCCTTTCTATATTCGGGTACTTTAGTGTCTAAGTATATCTTATGGGTCTGACAAATTGCGACAGCCTCTAGGTCTGCCTCGCCAAGCCAGTTGCAGTTGCTACAGATTTCACCGCAGTCATTCTCGCAGTATTCCATTTGGTCAGTTGCATCACAATCACGGCACATATTATCGTATTCTGATTCTGAGATAACTTCACCACGGAGGAATTCCATTTCTCCACCCCAACCTGTCTCTTCCTCATATGATAAAGTAAAGAGTAGTGTTGGGTATTGTGCAGATAGTTTTTCAATAGCGCCAAGAGGTCGTGACCATGCAGTATTAAAATTGTAATGAACTACATAGTTCTCGCCATTTTCTGCTTCTTCAATAGTTGTATCAGGATACTTATTATCCTCTGCTACAGCAACATCCCACTTGGTTCCCCACTCACGCACATTAAAGTTGTACCAGTCATTGGTTTCAAACTTCATTGCCTGAGAAAAATCGGTGGAACGAGGAGGCTGTCCATGATATACCTCATCAGTAATACCAGCATCTCTATAGTTATAGATATTATGAAAAGCAAAGATAGGATTAATATACTTAGTCTGCTTGACATCATATGATAAATCACCTAATGCAGTAATAGAATAAACAAATGGCTTATTCATCTGCTTGATTAAAGATTTTACTTGCTCAGGATTACCTTCAATTGTTAATCCATTAAATACCCAATTTGGCATTTTATATCCTTTCGTTGATATGTGATAATTATACATTGGACCACTGACAAATGGAATACTATTTGGGTGTGTTTCACACCACATTTTGTATGCATGTGGTCAAGATCACAAAATTCCAGGCGATTTCATATTGACACCGTAAAAGAAATATATTACCCTTAGTCTTTTGCGGGCCATGCAAAAACCCCAGCTGTAGGGGCTTATTCCATAACTGGGGTTTTACATAGGCTGCTAGAGGTTCACCAACGAAAGTAAAAGAACTCTGCTTTATTTAACCCCTGGCCATTAATGACTATAGGGGCACCCTTAGATTAATTATGCATTAACCCTTGAGTACTTATTAATAAATGAATCCAATGTCATTTTGAATATGGGCTCGTCTTGCATTCCACGGACCTTATATTCTGTCGACTCGGACCAAGGCGCCTCTTCGTGCAGTGAAAACGTTTGTGTATTCCAGTCAATCACAGGAATCTTGTGCTCGTTGTCTAGGATGTTATTAACAGATAATCCCCATCCAGTTGTATCTTGCCATTGTTCTCCAACTAAATGCGAAACCGCAATGCGGGTAGCATATGATTCATCTCCCCACCTAGAACGTGCTGCTTCAACAGCATCTGCTAAGCGCTCTAACATTCCATGTCCAGCCCAGTGTCCGTATAGCACAATTGTTTCTCCATTGGATTGTTTAAATCCGAAGTTTGCTCTATCTCCCATTTTATTCCGCCATTTCTACTAGTTGAGGTACTTCTTCCTTTTTGTTTAATTCTATCACTTCGTAAGCGATTTTGTCAAGACTAGGCTTGAACTTATTAAAGTGGTGTCCACAGAAAGAAAGCTCTCCGCTAACCATTTTAATTAAATACATTGCAGGTACTACTGAGTTACACTTATCGCACCCAACCCATTCGTTCATAGCGTTCCGCCTTCTATCATGTCAGATAGACGATCAAGAATCCATGTATCAATATCTGCGATATCAATCTCTGATAGTTTTTCTATAATTTCTTCACGGGCAAACTTGTACCCATCTTCAAAACCATCTTTATAGTCTGACATTTTATCTCCTAGTATCCTGTAGTTTTACTGTCGCTTACATAAGATTCAATTAAGTTATACTTATCACGAATCCTACTTACTTTCTCAATACTACCAGTTCCTATGTTGAATGTCAATGCACTCATTGCTTCAGGGTCTAGTCCAGTTATTTCTGCATCCCAAATGGCCCTCGCAAAGGCTACACGAGATGGAGCGGTAAGTTCAAAGTACATTAGAACACCCACTTAAGTATAAGAGCGCCAACTATCACAACAAAAAGAGAAACAATAATCATGCCTGTTTTTATAGATTCCCATTCCGCTTCTGCATCTTCAATCGTATACCCCTCATAAAAATCAGGTCGTACTGTTGACACTAAATCCCTAAACTCTTTAACGGACAAAGTTTCTTTAAGGATAGCTGAATTAAAAATAGATTTAATTGCATCTTGCTTATACTCTTCTAATAATTCAGGATGATTTAAACTTAAATCTTTTATTTCATTTTGAATTCTTAATTTAAGGTAAACAATGTTTTCTCCTTCTTTTAACATTAGTTCTCAATTCTATCTACAGATGATGATAGCCAACTAATACCGTCTGAGTCATAAGACACGGTGTCAAAATCAATATCATGAATTAGATTATGTGCACTCTCTTCATCACGAGCATTAACTGTAATTGAATATAGAACTGTTACTTCTAGTTCAAACTCATTTGTTAGTTCAAATCCACAGATGCCAGCAATTTCTTCTGCTTGAAATTCTGTAAGAGATTCGTCATCAAGGCCTTCGAGTGTGAATACCTTCATGTCATCACGCAATTTGCTTAGAGTTCCTGCAGTTGCATAATCACGCTGAGTTATACGCTGGATGTGCTCTTCTAACTGTGTAATGCGGGCTTTGTTATCTACTAACTGTGACTCAAGGAATTCTCGTGTCATGTAGTGATTGTCTGTAGTTGTTTCCATTTTTACCTCTTCCGTTGTTGTTGGTGTAATTGTAGCATGCTCGACTGACAATAAGGTGGTCTTACGTCCGCAAGGGCATGTGAGTTCTGTCACACCTGAAGGAAAACCAAATCCATCAGATGATGTTAATTGAATTAAAGAATCGCATTCATCTGGGTCACAGACAAATGTATATACGCTTGATACTAGTTCGTTGGTCATGTAGAGAATTATACAGGGTCCCACTGACATTTGTCTATAGATTCCAGGGATTTTTTTATGTGACACTTAACACACTTTTTTGTCCCTAAATATTGCGGGCGATTTGCGATCCATAACGGACTTGAACCGTCGACCTCTACCGTGACAGGGTAGCGCTCTAACCAACTGAGCTAATGGACCTAGAAAAAATTGTGAGCAGTTTTTATTCATGCTCAGGAATTTATTTATTAAAACGCAGAAATTAATTTCTTAATTTTATTTTTTTCTGCGGTAAGAATTGGGTCAAACCCTGATGCACCAGCCATAAGTGTTTCAGAATTTCCGCGACCTGAACGATAATAGTCAAGGCGTTCAGTTAGTGCATTGAACGCACCCCACTTAGTTCCCTTGATGTTAGCGTTAGTTGGTGAGTTATGATAAAGATTGTCAAGAAGGACAACCTTATTCTCCCACTTAGTTAGCGCAACCTTAGCAGAATCTTTATCTGGCTTAGGATAAATTGTCTGAATTAACTTTGAGAATTCAGCATCAGTAATTGATTGAGAATAAAGAGCCTGAGCCTCTTTCTCAAATTCATCAAAGTATCCAAGAGCAAGCCCAAGAGTTTCGCGGGCTACTTGAATGCGACCTTCAACAGATTGCGTGTGACGAATCTTGAAAGATTGCTTAGCATTACGCATTGCAAGATTCAATGTGTTTTGGCAAACTACACGAACAGGGGTAACTGCAGCCTGAACCGCAACAGACCCGTCATGTGATGTCCAAACAATTAGATACAACTTGGTTTCATCATTTGCACCTTGTGGGTCAAGCACCATTGTGCGAGGAATATCCACAGTACCAAAAACAACCTTACCGCTACGAAGTGAGCCAGCAGATTCCCAACGGCAATCAGCATTGGCATCATGAATTGCATCTGCGAATGCAAACAATTCTTCATTTTGCACAGGCTTGTAACGCTTACCAACAGTAGCAAGAACATCAGTTCCGCTATTGAATGGGTTGTCACGAATAACTAATTGAGCATTAGATACATCATTCCATGTATCTGAGATGTGGTCGGTCAATGGAGATAGACGAACATTCCAGTTAGATAGTTTTGCCTCATCTAACATCATTTGAGTAGTAACATCTTCATCTTGTGTGAAGATACGATTAGCAAGATTATGCCATGCAGGTGCGCCACGCAATGCAAAAGCAACTTCGCCGTTTTCGGTTTCGAGATTGTGAGCCATATATTTTTACCTTTCGTTTAGTTAGTTGTAAGTATAACAGACCCCACTGACATTGTCTATGATTAGTTACAATATGTCCGAATTGATCCATGTGAGTAATCTCACAAATTCCAGGCGTTATCCACAGGCCCTCTTAAACCTGTGGAAAACCCCGCACATTATTGCGGGCCAAGCTTGGGCGGGGCAGAATTAGCTGCCCCACCTTTCACTTAGATAAGGACTTTACATAGTTTACTGTTTCCATTGGAAAGAACGCTGCTGATGTTTTCTTTTTATTTTTTTGATCATAAACAAAAGCCTTAACATTTCCGTCAAATCTTTTTAAGTTTGAGAAAACTAATTCCTTTAGGCTTTCATTGTCATAGCCTTCATCAGAATAAATTGTTAAGTCGTTTTGTTTTACTTCGTCATACATTTCTATCTTGAACCGCATTGTATTACCTTTGTTAGTAGTTGTCCCAAAAGGGAGAGCAGTTTGGCGACATACTCAGGTCGTTGGATTATTTAGAGATAACGAGCAATAGCATTGTAAGTGCTTGTGCTTACTGTTTCCTCATCTTTAGAATACGAATTGCGTTTTCCAATTCCTCTTTCATCTCATTGTATGAGTGGCGGTGGAGAACTTCGTAGTCCTTCTCAGGCTCTTTAGGAAAGTCTGACTCATTAACTGTTAAATCGAAATCAACATTAAGTGTCTTATTCCATGAGCGATAGTTTGTGCGGAAGTTTTCTGCCTTAGCAAAATTAGCCATAGCGAACTTTCCTACTTCTTTGCGCCACTTTTCTAAAGCCTTTTCGTGCTTTGCTTCGTTGGCTTCTTGTGATGCGTAATCGGCATTTAACTTTGTCAAGCGAGTTTCTAGTGCCTTGATTACCTTTGGTGTTGCTATCTTTACGCTAATTGCTTTCTGTCGTGCCATTTATTTTCTCTCTTTCGTTGGTTGGTTGTTTGTTAGAGTAGTATAGCAGGAGGGTCTGACATTTCTGCGACCCCCCTGCCCTATGCTAATTACCTGCTAGGGTGCTTGCTGATACTGTTGTCCAGCGAGTTTCCTTTGTTGGCATTTCTAGTAGCACACGCACCGAGCCAGATGCTTGTGGGTGGATTTCTTTAATCACGCCCGTCTTTTTTGACTTTAGGGTAGTGAATAAATCTCCAACCTGATACAACTTATCTTGTATTGTCATTTATTGCCTCTTTTCTTTGTAGGGTAGTATTGTAGCATTGGGGGCTGACATTTATCAACCCCCATCTCATTATTTGAGAAAGTTATTGTGTGACCTTAGTCACTTTCAGGTAGCCAAAAGTGTAAGTGGTGAGCCTCGATGATCGCCCATACTGGCGCACATGTTTCACCCTTATAAGAAATACCATCAGGCATTTCAATAGTTTCATCCCACATTTCATCATAAGCAAAATCTATTGCCTGAATACATACTGGTACCATAGATAGTGGAACGGGTGGATAGTGATTACCCTGTAAGTGATAGGCTAATTGTGTTTCTAAATCTAACACACTGTCCTGAATACCTAGTGCTGTTACACTTCCCATTATTCAGCAACCTTTAGAATTGCGTATGAGCCATTGGCATTTATTTCATCAAGAATTGGTTGCAAGCGAGAGCCTACTAAATCCTTTAGCATACCTTCAAGCATTTCAGTACGCATTGACTCATCAAGTGCCATTACCCGTGCAGTTATTGGGTGTCCGTCTGCAAACTCAGTTACAAACTTTAGGTTGTGTTCTATTTTCATTTATTGCCTTTCGTTGTTGGATAAGAGAATTATAACATAGCCCACTGACATTACCTAATCTATTTACGCATGAGCCTTGTGATAAATCTCACATAATTCCAGGGGCTTGTGGATAAGCCCCTTAAACCTGTGGATAACCCCGCAACATTGCGGGCCAGCTTGACATTGTCAAGCCGACACGCTGTTACAATTTAGATATTACATATGCAGCTAATAAAATTGGCAGGAGCGATATAAGAATTACCATAGATCCGCCAATCATACCAATAACCTCATACATTATTTTTTACTCGCAGAAAATCTAATATCCGCTTTACCATATACGCATAGACCACAAGATACGCAGGCGGACCCATTGCTAGAGATAAGTGGAATACTCTTCATATTCTCAGGACACTTAGCACCAGGCTTACCAGTCAATTCTTTCATTGTGTCTTCGGTTGCAGCGAATGTCTTACCAAGATAAGCAAGGCGGATTTTTGAATTAGTTTTTAAGTCGAATGCGATTTCTTTATTATCATCATCCGTTGAATAGTATAGCGATAGATTAGATACATCCTTAAGAATAAGCGCCGCAGACTTTACACGAGTATAAACCCAGAATTGAACATCCTCATGCTTATCAATAACTATTTTCCATGCATATGCATAAGTATCATTGAAGAAGTCTCCGTCCCAGTGGATACGGAATAGCATAGGTGCGTCTTTCTTTACACAATCAGCCTTGAAGTCAATTATCATTTCATTAAGTAGACGCACCATAGTTTCACCGTCTGCGTCTTTTAGTAATTCCCAGTTATGCAATAGATTTACTTTAACGCTTGGGAATACCTTTTCGAGTTTTCCTGCGTAGCAAACACTCTCACAAATACTAGTGGCACCAGGGCATGAATAATTCTTTCCTGCAGGGAGCCCGAACGTGTTCGCAATTGCGGCTTGCTTTCCATTTTTTGTGACAAGGTTAGCCACCTTTCTATCATTAGATCTTTTTAGTTTAGTCATTAGTTATACCCCTTAGTGCAATTAGTACAAATAGAATGGTTAGTACAATAGCATGACTTAGCGTCAGGGCGTATCATATCTGTTTCATAGTAGTCATCATAAAAATCCATGGGATGAGCCTTTCGTTTGATTTAAGAGAATAATACCATAGGCCACTGACATTTTCCACAACACGCCCAAAATTCCAGGGTGATTTACATCACGTCCTTAACGACACGCCCGACCCCGCAGCTATGTGCGGGATTTTGCGTTAAGTGTCAAATTTATTTTTATGTTTTATTTTGCGTGTGTATTTTTTTTTATTGCGAACAGGTTGCGCCGCATTACTGCGGCGCAATTCCTGAATGCGTTTTACTTTATCTCGAAGTGAATTTTGGAACATTGTATCCACTCGCTTCGTGAAATCGTTTTACATCAAATCGCTCATTATCTTTTGCGAACATCTCCGCAAAATCATTTACCATTTTAGAAAAAACAGCGGGGTGAGTTTTATCGCTTACATACTTTAGAATTTCAGCGGTTGCGACATAATCTTTTCGTGTCATCATTTAACTGATACCATTCCTGTTCTGTAGAAAACTTTTGTATAGCATTTGCCTGTTGGCGTGTAAATATTTACAGTTGAGTATTCGTTAGCAAATCCCCAATCGGTGAATAAGAAAAAGTTTTCCCATGCACCAAATTCGTTTTCGTATTCTGCTGACCAATGAGGAGCGTGTCCGTCATAAGCACAAGTTAATTTATACATTAGTTGTTCTCCAATTCTTCCACGCAATCGCATGGCTCGCAATCATAGTCGTTATCATTACCAAAAAAGATAATTCCGTATCCGTGGCAATCCACGCACTCGATAGTCATTACTGAGTTAATCATAGTTTTCCTTTCGTTGTTGTTATTGCTTATTATAGCCTAGCCCACTGACATTTAGTCGGCTTCGGGGCTAGTGAATAAGGCTCCCTCATTAAGTAGCCCAACCTCAATAGTAAATAGTTCATCGGGGGTGGCTTCGGATAAATCTACCCAACCCGCCCCGTCTTGATCCATTCTAAAAATCTCAATGTATCCCATTAGTGTTGTTCCTCGCAATCTTTGTCATAGTCAAATCCGCAAAAGTAGCAACCCATAAATTCTAGGTGTTCGATACAGTAATACTTAAACTGACTTTCATCACAGCAAAAGTGTTGCTCATCTGCGATTTCATAGAAATCGGTTTTGTCGATTATGTTTAGCATAGTTTTCCTTTCGTTAAAAAATTGGTGAGAGTTCTTACTTACGACATTGGGCGAGAACACTCTCTAAACTGCCCCTGTTTCGATTTTATTTAATCGGAAGTTTTTACGGCTAAATAGCGGTAAGTATCTTTTAGATTTAGCGGTGCAGAATAAATTGGGCGTACCTGCACTTTGTAAGTATCTGCATTTGCATACCAGACACTATCATTTTTTTCTGCTGAGATAATTTCTCCAGTAAGAGAATTTGAGCGATACATTTTTCCTACAAGTAGGCTTTCGATTGTGTAGACATTTGCTGACATGGAGTCCGCCTTTCGTTTGTTGATAGTAGCAATTATAGCGGATAGCACTGACAAAAGATAATTACTAGCCAGTAAATCCAAATAATGAGACGCTCAAGCCGTGTGATAGTAATCACATTTAGCCTGTGGACGACACGCCCGAGATCTGTGGATAACCCTGTCAAATCGACACGCCGTAAATTTCGGGGGATTTTATAACATCTTCATAACGACACGCCCGACCCCGTGCATATGTGGGGGTGCCGCCCTGTTTGTCAAGGCGACACGCCGCTATCTATTGATAATCTTTTAGAATTTCCTCTAATTGATTTATTTGTTCATCGCTAAGATGATCGAGCTGAATTGCTTTTTCAAATCCAAATAAGTCGCTCATTCGTTTTCCATTTCTGCTAAATAATCTGCGTGTTCTACTAAACCAATTGCAAATGCTACTGGGTCGCAACATTCTAAAATTTCGGCGGGTGTAAAAGTTGAATAACCAATTTTTACAGTAGGATAAACATCATTTAGTAAATCAATAAAACTTTCTTTAATTTCTAAATCTTTTTCGAAATCTGATTTCATTCGCTTAACTCCAAATCTCTTATGTCGGCAACATAAACATTATTTTGATTTATTCCGTATTTTAATTGAAATTGAAATGTATCAATAGCATCATCATAGGATTCAGCCTCTACATTTATAAAAGCATTAAACTCATAAACTGCCATGATTACCAGCACTCCTCACAAGTAAATTTAGTAAAGTCTGCATCTTTTGCAAAAATTTCTAAATAGTTATTCGCACAAATTGTGCATGATAGCAAATAAGTTTTTGCTTTTTGATACATGTATGGATTAGAGTTAGATAATTCTCTATTCTCTAAAACCTCTGATGAGATTAGTATGGTCAAGGTATGACCCCTTTCGTTGTTGTTATAGTAGGAATTTTACACTAAGGGGCTGACATTTGGCTACTTACTAGCGAGTAATTCCAAGATGTGAGACGCTCAGCCTATGTGATAAATCTCACAAAATTTCAGGGGTTTTCCACAGACCTTCTTAACCTGTGGATAACCCCCCACAAAAGATAGGGGCAGCTGACGCCTTTGTCAAGGCGACACGCCGTTACCCTAGTGTGATTCTTGCCACATCTCTCGCATCTCTGCCTTGAAATCATGGTACACGATCCTCATCATGTATAGGGCGGGGATAGCGATAGATAGTTGCACTAGTGTAGTTAGTAAGCGATTCATTTAGTCATCCAATCATCATCATTGTTAAAGCCGATAGGGGCTACTTGCTTATTACTCTTTATCTTATTGTATACCTTAGCACCGACAAGAATAACGGCGGTCAAAATAATAAACGCCCATGATAGAGATACATAGAGAAAATCACCTAGGTCAATCATTAAGCCGTAGTCATCTAGTTCTATTGTCATTAGTTCTGTTCTACCTTTCGCATATGTGCTACTACATTTTTAGAAACTTTTTGTAAGTCGCTTACTACCTTTAGCATTTCATCTGCGCTAGTAGCGGTAAAGAAACCGAGGAATTGTGCCCCGTCCCATAGTGAGTAAGTGATAGTCATTGTTAGTTCTCCCATGTTAGTGCGAATAGTTGTGCTAGTTGTTCAGAATCTTCATCATAGAATTCATCTAGTGGAGGTTGTTCCTCATCTACCTCATCAAGGTAAGTGTATTGGTCTGCGACATCCTCTTGGATAGTATCCCACTTAGACACGCTATTGGTTTGGTATGAGTATGCGTATGACATTATTTAACCTCTTTTGTTAGTGCGGATAGGGCTTGTGCAAGGCTTTCCTTGCGTTGCGCTTCTACTAGCGCCTTGTATTCATCTAGTGTCATTTATTCTGACCTTTCGTTGTTGTTATGTTGTAATTGTAGCGTATGGGGCTGACAAATTGGGGAGGTTGCTAGGGTGTGTCGTGTGATTTACCTCACAGACAGTTGATGCACTCGCAACCCTTAGAGCGGATAAGGTAGGCAAGGATTTCCTTGCGTGTGTACGCATCTAATCCATAAGATGACTTTACGCCACCATTGTGGAAATCGTGCACGATAGTGCTAAATAGTGTTTCGGTTAGTTGAGTCATTGTGTGACCCCTTTCGTTTGTTTTTGTTATACCTTAAGCATAGCAGGGGGGACTGACATTTATGCCCGTTTCTCGGGCGTGTCGTCAAAAAACTTTTGTGAGGTCCATCACACTCACGCTCAAGCCCTTAAACATATGTGCGGACTATGCAGACAAAACGGACATTTCAAATATGTGTATCATACATATTAAAAATTTATTAACATTTTGTAAGATCTCAAATAGCAGTCAACTAAAAATATGATATACTTAAATTATGAAATGCAACTTCTGTGATAGACCAAAATACGTTGAAAGATTAAACTCAAAAGGCGTACTAGAAAACTTTTGCGTTAGTTGCATCAATAAGCTAATAAAGGGCGGAAAATGAAAACTATATTTTGGATAGGTGTAATATCAATCCTAGTATGTATATGCGGAATACTTCTGCAAGTCTATACAAACTAGGGGATATAGCTTAATGGTGAAAGCACTTGTCTTATATACAATAGAGTCTGGGTTCAAGTCCCAGTATCCCTACAATATAAAAAGAGTATAATAATATTATGAACAAAATAGTAGTAGTAAGCCCAGCAGGCTCAGGGATGAACTTTGCTGTAGAGGCACTCAACATAGCATTTAAGGAACGAGCAATTGGCGGCAAGCATATACGATCAGAAATAGATGAAAGTGCTAAGCAGATTGCAATTATTAGAAATCCATATGATGCTATTGCATCTGGTGCAGAAAGATGGATTAACACATCTGGGCACAGAGACTTCGATAACAAAAAAGCAGAACTCCTCGATATAAAAGATACTCAAGCTGTTGTTTTAACAATAGATTCTCATTCTAGAGAGTACATAAATTTTTTCAAAGATATAGAGGCAATAGACAACATAAAGTTATTTAGCTTTGAATTTGTTACGCAAAACCATAATCAGTTTATAAAAGAAGTTGCGGAATACTTTGGCATTAGCCCTATTGTTGAAGAAGTTTTAATTAAAGACATATTTTATCAAATTGATTTAAAAAATAATAGAAACAGAAGGCCTCGTGAAACAACAGAAGCAAGGAAAATTATAGACGATCTAGTAAAAAAATCTTATGCTCAGGACAACTGGGAGGCATGGGAAATTTACTCAGGTCTAAAAGCTAATCTGGACGCAAAAGGATTATAAAATGAATATTAAATCTAAAGAAGCACTTGCTGAACTTGAGTTAAATAAGCATATAATTTTTAGAAATTATGCAACTCCACCAGATATTTCTTTATTTTATAAAGCATATAAAACACAAGAAGATGTAACAAATAGTGAGGACGGAAAGCCTTTAGGGTCTATGAAAATAGCTCCTCAATATTTTTTTGAAGATAAGACTGTAGATAATTTTTATAAAGAGTGCTCTAGTGTCTATAATGTACAGACTACACTTTTGCTTCTAGAAGGAGCTGGTGGTGGTAGCCCAACAACTAGGCATTCAGATGAAGCTGATGTAATACATTGGCAATGCATGGGAAAATCAGAGTGGACTATGTATGACAATCCAACAAAAGGTTCTGAAACAAAATTTATATTAAATGCTGGAGACGTTGTATGGTTCAAAAAACATCAGGATCATTCTGTACAAAATTTAGAAAATAAGGTTTCTATTATCTTTATGGAAAATAATATCCTAAAAGATTTTCTTACAAAACAATATGCTGCAGTAGGAAAGGTATTTGAATAAAATGAAAAATGTATATATGATTAGTGATTGTCATCTGTCTAGAGCAATTGAGCACTACTATCCAGAAAAGCATGATGTTACTTTTATACCTTGGCCTAAAGCTGCTAAGAAGATGCATGGATTTAGTGTTGAGCAAATGCGGGAAGAAGACGAGATGTCTTCTGGGGTAGAAATTGCTAGAACTGTTAATCATACCTCACAACCATTCTCAATAATTAAAGATGATGGAGTATTGGCTTTATGGATGGGGTATGTTGACACTAGGACATTTCTACCTAAGTATAAAAATGCAGATGCTACAGTAAAAGCATTTATCGACAATATTAAGTTAAACTTTCCTAACTCTCGTGTTGTGATTATAGAGCCATTGCCTCAGTTTACTGAGATGCTGCTAAAGCATGAAGGAATTAGTCCTTACTACACACATGAGCAGCGAATAGATCAGAATAGAGAGTTCTTGGCTGCATTACACAAGTATTCAAAAGAAGCGGGATTTGAAGTAATAATTACTCAACAAGATATCTTAGATACATTAGGGGTACCTGAGCTAACTCCATCTATGACTCATACAGATGCTCCACATCCAGTAGATGGATTAAAGCCTGAGCATATGGCAAAGATCTGGAAATTGTTCGCAGATAAACTTAGCATAATTGCAGTTGACTAGGATATATATGAAGAAGTATCTTAAAATGGTTATGATACCTACGCTATTATTCTTTTCTGCAAGTATATTCTTTTCTCAGATAATTGAAAAAATCGGCGGGATTAGAGATATCTTTGATGTCGATGACGAAGATGAGTCTATATAATACCTTGATATATATACGTCCTATTGATTATACTTGGGACAATAAAAGATATCGTCGTAAAGGGACTTTTTGGCCCTCTCCCGCCCTTGGGTAGGCAAAAGCCTAGTAAAGGCTTAGAGAGCCTCTACGGGCTTTATAAGGGGTATTTCAGATAGTTGGGCATGTGGATTATATGTTCCACGTGAAACCATATATTACAGTTGACTAAAATATGCTTCTCTCGCGGCGCACTTTTTTCGCACTTTAAGGCATATAATAACCTGGATGCTGAATTACATAGTCCATATAGACGTATCTAGTTCCAGATGTAACAGGTTTAGTATAATGATCTAATTTACTATCTATGTCAAACACAAGAAGCTCTCCAGCCTCTGGCTTATATTCAAAATTTATTTCAGGGAAAACTATCTCACCGCCAGAAAATTCACTCATGTATATTGCAATCTTTTTTTGAATAAACGGAGCATAGCCACTAAGTATTTTTGTATAACTATCTTCTCTACCTGAGCCTTCTCCAGTCTTTAGCCTTAAAAAATTACCATGGCAGTATATCCACATTTTATCTGGGCCAAAAAGATCTATAAGCTCATTTAGAAAAGGCCTTTCTACAATATCAAAACTTAGCTTGCCATCTAAAAATTTTCCAGATATATCGCCAGCATCGACATTACAGTGGATATACCAGCTGTCTTCAGATAAATTGTCTAAAAGGCTTTGATAGTAGTCTAGTGTGCTTTTAGGAACATAATTTTTCCAGGAATATATACCAGTATTTATTTCTTTAAGCATTTAGTTTTCTCCTTTGTGCTCTTTGAACTCACCCATAAACTTATCTGATAATTCTGTTCCCTCTAGCCCTGAAGCTTGATACTCTTTAATTCTTTCTGGAGTAAATTGTGGATTTTCTTTCAGCGGCTTAAGCCACTTTTTTATAAACTCATTAAAGTCTGGAGACTCTCTATCTACGAGCTCACTATAATACTCTGGGCTCTTATAATTATGAAATGTACCAGGGTTATCTTCTGCCTTTAATACAAAGTTTGAAAAAGCATATCGCTTTCCTTTTGAAACTGGCATAACTCCATGTGAATGCGGATCAAAGGCTCCGTGTATAACTAAGTCGCCTCTTTCTGGTTTTATAGATAATCTATTTTGCGTATCTACGGCTGGGTTCCTGTTTCCGTCTTTATCTATGTTTACATAAAATATTTCTCCGCCTTCAAAGTCGCCAAAATAAGCAACTAGGCCAAAGTCTAAGTCGCAACAGGTCTTCCATACATCTACCTGAGAAAGTCTATGACATTCTCCCTTACCTGGAGAATCTGAATGCGTAAACATTCCTTCATTCATCTCTGGGGTTATTATCAATACGTTTGCTTGAGGATGTATTACATAGTCTGGGTAAAGCATCTCGCTTGCTTTTTCCCAAAGATCAAAAAGTCCTGGTATTACTGGGCTAACCTTCTCTGAATACCAGCTTATAAGGGTGTCTTTATGCTTCATTCCCTTGTCGTAGTTTTTTAAAGCATCTTCTACAACTTTACATTCTTCGTCAGTGTAAAACCCTTTAAATAAAAATACTCCACTCTGTGTACCATAATCATCGGGGAAAAAAGAAACTTTGATACAATCTTCTCTATCATAAAACATTATTTTTTATTCCTCCCAATAATCTTTTTAAAGTAAAATTTAATAATTCCATCTCGACATTTCTGACAAACTTTTTTATGCTCCTCTTTATTATTTTCGTCCTGCTGAAATTGAGGGCTAAGCATATATTTTGCAAAGTAGTCTCTTGTCATAATATCTATATTATAGCATGCGTAAGCCCCTGGAGGCGGATCCAGGGGCTTACTTGCATTTTCATGCATACGCCAGGATTGACTCAACTAGCGTAAATCTATAGTACAAGAATTGTTTTTAAAAAGCAATATCTAGAGTATATTTTTTTCGAACATTTTGTCTACAACCTGTGCAAGTAGCATGCTTATAGAAAGCCTGTACTCCTCATTCTTGCTGTCCGCTTCTTGCTCTGTTATTCCGCTGCCAATCATTGCCTGTTTGTTTGCATTTTCAAATTCTAATATCATAAATGTTAAAAGCTCTTGTTTATTCATTATCTTCTCCTGGGTTAAAAGACGGAACTGGGCCTAACAAATATCCCGCCTCATGGTATTCAATCATTTTTTCTACTTCTTTTGGATCCGCAACTTTACTAGCTATTAGGCTTAGCAAATCATATATTCTGTGTAGCATAATATATGTGACCATTGGAAGGTTGTCTTCCAAATTATTTTGTTGGATCTGAGGGTCTTCCTGCATCTGTCCACCAAATTTCTCTTCCCATAGCATCTGTTTCAGAAAGTATGGATGACTCAAAATCACTTTGTTTGTTCATCTACTAATCTTACTATATCGTCATACTTTTGTAAACCCAAAGTGTTTTTATATTTACACTCTAAACAGTAAAGATATATTTCCGACTCCCCGTCCCCATTACAAAATAGAAGACCTTGATCCTGTGGGCATAAAAGCTTAGGAACAAGGCCTTCTAGAGAAAGGTTTATATACGTAGACACATATTGTATCTTCACTATATACCCTTTCTAGTTATCAGGAAATTTTAAATAAAATTCCATTGCTCTTGGGGTTAAACCCTTCCAAGCAGACCAATCAGTACCGCCATTGGTCATGTAATACGCTATCTCTGCATTTTTAGTTGGGTCAAACAACGACTCGTTTGACTTCAAGTTAAATTTTTCTTTACGATCTACTCCGAGGTTACCCAACATGTTGATCTGAAAAATTCCGTAAGAACTGTCTCCAGTTGCTCTGTTACCATTGTAAGCTAATGGTCGTCCGTTAGACTCCCGCTTTGCAATAGCCCAAGCCGTTTTAAGGGCTTTTCCTTCAAATCCTACTGTAGACAACAGTTCTATTAGTTCTGCGTCTGTAAGCATTTCTGAAGGCTTATAAACAGTATTGCTGTACTTTTCTAAGGTTTCTTTCTTAAGTTGTACTTCTGTCTTTGGTTTTACTATTTCTGCTTGAGCTAGTGCAACAGTATTGCTGTTTGAAAACAAAAACATTGTTGCTACTGCAATTGCTGTCCAGTGATGAACAACACTACTCAAACTTTCTTTTATATTCTCCATTGGCATTTCCTCCTTTAGAGATAGCGAAGTATAATCATACCATTGTAATAAAGAACATGTCAAATGGTTTTGCTATTGACAAAGAATATGTAAATAGTATAATTCCAATAGGGGG